TCTGTAACATTTTCAATAGATAAAGGTTTACCACCTTATAGTTGGTCTATTGATGATTTAAATTATACTCCTTCAAATGATTTATTTCAACCTATATTAAGTGCCTCATTAACTCCAACACGTTCTTTAGTACTTTATATAAAAGATAATGAAGGAAATAAAGTAACTCAATCTTTAAATACTTCTTTTATCCCAATTAATGGAAAGGTATTTCAAAATGAAGTATCATTTTGTGATACAGATGATGGTGAGATAATAATTAGTGCAAGTGGAGCAGAAGGCATAATATCAGCATCACTAACATCTTCATTCTCTAACTCAGTATCATTACCAAACTCATATTCTTTATTAACTGAAGGGTCTTATACTGTATATTTTAAAGATTCTAATTTATGTACAAGTTCTTCTACAATTACAGTAGGTAAAATATCACCTGTAACAGCTAGCTATTCTCTAACTCATATAGATTGTTTTGCTTCAAATAGTGGGCAAATTTTACTTGATGTATTAGATACTAATGATACTGCTTCTGATTCTTTTATAACAGGGGGTAGAGAACCTTTATCTTGGAGTTGGACGGGCCCTGGTGGGTTTACTACTACCTCTATAGATGCAAACAACTTAGTAAGTGGAACTTATGAATTATATATATTTGATAATGATAATTGTAATTATCTTTTTAGTTATGAAATAACTTCTTCTGAAGAAATTAAATATACTGCTAGTATTAATTATAGTAGTAGTATTTTTACTGCCCTTGATATTACAAATTTAAGTGGTAGTAGTGCTGAATATAATTATGTTCTATCTACTTCTCAAAGTATACTTACAGGAAGTGTAACTACAGGGTCTAATAATATTTCTTTAGATGAAATAGGTCTTAACTCGGGTTCTGCTAGTTTAACTATTACAGATACTTTAGGTTGTCAAGCTTCTACTTCAAGTTTAGAAATCTATGGTAGAACATGGGAAGTAAGCCAATCATTTTGTGAAGATGGAACAGGTAGTGTATCAGCAAGAAATCTTAATTTTTATACTCTTAATACTGCAAGTGCAGAATGGGTAACAGTTAAAATACATTCTGGAAGTGAAACCCCAGTAGAAGTAGCTACTTCAGGTAGTGCTACAGGAAGCTATACATGGAATCATAATAGTACATTATACTTAGATATATTTACAGGATCAAATAATAATTTTTCACTAGTAAGAGAATTTAGTGGATCCAGTGATTTACTAAATTACCCTGCAAACTTAACAGGTAGTGAAATTACAAATTCAGCTATTATTACGGGTAGTGGTAGAATGGATTATTTTTATGAAAATAAAGATGTTTCATTATCATTTGGTACTAGTCATTCAATTTCTTCTTTACATTTAACAGCATCAAAAGTTAATACTGAAGAGTTAGTTACTAATATTAATTTTAAATTTGGTAAAACTATTGATTTAAAAGATATTAGAGATAACTTTACAGGTAGTGCTACAAATTTATCATTAACAGGAAGTGGAGGAACAAACATAGCGGATGGTTCAGGTAGTAACTTTATAGCACGAGATAATGAATTTACAGATACTATATATGGTAATACAGGTAGTTTTATAGGACCTAATACTTTATTGTTTAGAGAAGAATATCCATTTGGAAATATAATTAATACACCATCTGCATCTAATGTAGAATTTACTAATGGAAAAATATTTAGTGGATCAATATCAGCAAGTTATTTTGGAAGTGATAATGCACAATATTTTACTCAAAGAACAGATAAAGCATGGTTAATGACAGCAGATATAGATAGTATTCCTTTTGTAGAAGCTTATTCCTACACAGATAATAGTCAGTATCAAAATGACCCTATAGGAATTAGAACTAATACTACAGGTAGTCATCGTGGATATAATATTTTTGCTGCAACTCAAAGAATGGAACATGATTTAATGTATTTAATGATAATACATGAAGATGAGTTTGCTAATATGCCTTTACCTACTGGTATAGGAAGTGGACAAATATTTAGAAGAAGATTAAATTTAATAAGAGATGTTAATAGAATATACTATTTATTTATGTCTCCTATAGCAACATCAGGATCACAAGCTCAATTAGATAATAGAGCAATATCAATTGGAAAATATTTTATAGATAATGTAATTAATGGCTAATACTGGATTTGAAATATCACAACATGTAGCTCAATATTTTACTACAGGACCTAATTCAGGTAGTAAAGTAACAAGTAGCTTTGATGTAAATTTAGGTCTCACTCCTTTTAGTGCATCATTAAATGGAGAAGAATTTTTTAATAGGTCTTATAACCCAGTAACATGTGAACCTGGGTTTGAAGATTGTTTAGTTCCTTTATTAACTAGTTTAACAACAGGATCTAGAAGAGGAAGATTTACTGTAAATTATGTTACTCAATCTTCAACAAACACTCCTACTAGAATAACCGCTTCAGTTAGTGATGATATAAATTTTTCATCAGGAAGAACAGAAATATTTTCTGCTTCAATAGGTACTTTATTTCCAATAACATCTTCCTTTATAAGTGGGACAGTATATTTTAGAGCATTTACATCTTGTAGTGGACCTACCCCTTCACCTAATTCAGATTTATTATCATTTACTTATGATTTAATCCCTCCATTAAGTAAAAGTACAGTAGAAGTAGTATTTACTAATACTTTATCTTCACCAATGGAAGTAGAAATTAGAAGTGAAAGAGGAAATCAAAATTATATTATAGAGGCTAAGGAATCAATTACATATGATTATACAAATAATTCATTTGACCCTGGAGCATGGGTATCAACTAATAAATCATCTGATTTAACTGTAACTATAAAAGGAGGATCTAAAAGTACTTATGGTAATTCAATTCAAAGAGTTACTAATGGTGTTATAAAAGAAACATTTACAAAAGAAGGAGGATTTAATAACCCTACTAGTAGAAGAGATACTAGTGCTAATTACAACCCAGATGTTGGTATTACATTTAAAATTCAACAGTTAGTATTACCTGAAGGAGATACTACAACAACAACATTATCATTAGTACAAAATACCCCACCCCCACCACCACCAGCGGAACCAACTCCTGTATATACCCCTTACCCAAGAGCAGTTGTAGGATCTATTCCATATGAAACTGAAGAAGAAGCTTGTGCTGATTCTGGAGTTAATTTTAGAGAAAAAACTTATCAAAAATTTAAGGGATATTTGTATGATAATATAGAAGATGCTTTAATTGATAATAAAACCACATTTGAATTTTTAAATAATTTTATTCTTACTACTTTAACTGAGTATTTAGAAGTAACAAAAGAAGGAAAAATAATAAGGGAAGGAGAAACATGTGATTTACCTCAAATTTCAATAGAAACAAGTAGAGGATCTTATACTGACCAAGAATCGGCCTGTAGAAGGAAAAAAATTGCAGGAGTTAATTTTAATTTTAAAGATAACACTTTAATAGGATCACGTTTAACAGGTAGATTCCCAGTATTTGAAGGCATAGGAAGAGGAGGTCGTAATATTATTTTAGAAAATGGTAAAATATTAGCATATGAAACTTGTGGAACTGAATTAACAGATATTCAATATTCTGAAATAGGATTTAACAACGAAATATACCCATTAGAAACCCCTGAATTAATTAACCCAAGTCAATTAAGATTTGTTTGTAATTTTTCACAAAGATACATAAACTATTCCTTAGGCCCATCAGGGATCGTATATTATGGGTTTAATTATAAAGAAGGTAAATATAAATATGTCCCACTAGGATTAGGACTTAGATGGTATAGAACAACAGATGATAAATTTATAATACTTAATAAAGGATTAGTAGTAAATACTATAGATAATATAACATTTTGTTAAAAAATAAAACATGGCAATAACAGTAGGACCAAATATCATTAAATTTAAAAATAAACATACTATATATGAAAATGAAATAGTATGTAGGGTAAATGCTACTGAACTTAATATGTCCCAAAACCCAACAATCACAACCAACACTTCGGGTTCATTAAGGGATTTTGCTACAGGTTCTATTTTCCAACCTTATGCTACTACCATAGGAATATACAATGAAGCAAACGAATTATTATTAGTAGGTAAATTTGGTCAACCTATTCCAATGACTAATGAAACAGACATTACATTCGTAATTAGATACGATCAATAAATGTGGTTATACAATAATAAAGTTATAAAAGGCATTGAACAAATGCCTAAAAATACATTTGGTTTCATTTATGAAGCTACTTATATTCCAACTAATGAAAAATACTTAGGTAAAAAGGTATTATATTTTAATAGAACTTTACCACCTTTAAAAGGATTTAAACGTAAAAGAAAAGTAGTAAAAGAAAGTGATTGGCTAACATATTATGGTAGCCATGAAAAAATAAAAACTCTCCTAAAAGAAAATAAACATAATGATTTTAGAAGAGAAATTTTAGAATTTGCATTTAATAAAAAACACCTTACATACTTAGAGACAAAATATTTGTTTTGTAATAATGTATTAGAGAATACAGAATATATAAATGATAATATATTAGGCAAGTTTTTTAGAAAAGATTTGGTTAACCCAAATATCTAACGTATCTTAAATCTAAACTGAAGTCTTTTTTATGGTAAACCAAATATTACTTGGATTAGTGGAATCCGTTCTGGGTAAGAGTAATCCAACAGCAAGGGGAAATCATGCTTTCCATTGTGCTTTTTGTCATCATAAAAACCCAAAACTAGAAATAAATTTAATACCAAATAAAAAGAAAGAAAATTTATGGCATTGTTGGGTATGTGATAAAAAAGGTAAAACTTTATTTGGTTTATTTAAAGCATTAAAAGTATCTTCTAATAAACTTACCCAATTAAAAGATATATTAGGAACTACAGAAAAATATGATATTGTAGTTACAAACACAAAAGTTGAACTCCCCCCAGAATATAAATCATTATATAATCTTACTAAAGTTTTTATGTTTCTCAAATTTAATAATACTGTGAAACTTATCAAAAAGCTGATCGCCTTTATGGCTTATTATAAACACATTTACATCGGAAGTCAACTCATTTAGTATTTTTAAGAATTCATCAGTACCGTTATTATCTAAGGATGAATCGAATACCTCGTCCATAATGAGTAAGTTAGTGCTAACAGAATTGCGTAGTTTAGCAATAGCTCTCCATGTAAACAGTAAAG